ATCACTCATCATCTTTCCTTTCTGCGCCTGCGCAAAACCATCCATCTGGTATTGTTTCGCTTATTGGATATCTGTCTGCCATGCACTGTACAACCACAGCGTTTTCAACATATTCTGAATCGTACTCTCGATAATGCTTACATTCTGTACACCGGATGACTTCAGGCTGTGCGGATGGTAAGTCCTTTAATTCTTTAATTGCAATGTCATAATCTACCACAGCTTCATCAAAATCATCATAACGCAGCTGCTCCAGCATCATATTCAGTGCCGCCTGTCTGCTGATACAATCGTTAACTAAATCTTTAGCTAAACCTTGACTATCTTTGACTATTTTTTCAGCCATATTGGCGCCTCCTCTCCGAATACCTCGCGCCATATCTCAGCGAGATAGTAGTTGGTTGCTACCACGCCCTCTGTGGACATGTGACAGCTTTTGTTTTTGTAAACCATGTATATAGCCTCAGATATCTTTCGCCTGTTCAGGCCATCCGGCATCCCCTCAACCACATCCACCGCCAGCTGCACGCCTTCGAGGTAGTAGTGATTTGCATCGGCCAGCTCCGCTTTGGCTTTGTTGGCGATTGCCGCTAATGTCGCGTCCTTATCGATATAGCTCATGTATGTTCCACCTCCAACTTCTTATCCGACGCCATCAGCTGTTCCCGCACCTTTTCACCAATCATGTGCCACCTCTCACTCTCTAGGGGTGTCGTGTCCAATAAGAGGAGAATGTCGCACACTTCACGTCTTGTCAGCTTAAGTGTGACCGTTCTGTTATTAGGTATTAGCATTCTTCGGCCTCCAATCCTCGCAGGTGCTGGTAGTCTTCGTCTTCTTGCCGGTCTTTTCACAGCACACGCCCTTGTAAGTCGGATGGGCGTTTATACAGTTCTTGCAGATTTCCTTCATACCGTCTCCTTCCCGTCGTTATCATCATGCCATGCAGCCACTTCCTTCTCCCACCGCTTCAGGGTGCGCTTCGGCACCTTAGCTGTACCCTTCAGGCCTGCTGTAGCCAGCTCCCAGTCATCCCACATCGGTGAGGCCGTCAGCCGCACCTCTTTGGTTCTTGGTGTATTCATTTTCCGTCATCCTCCCATTTATCCGTTGCCCGGTGGTTCCAGAGCGTCACGGCCGTCTCCATGTCGCGGTTGTAAAATACAAGCGTACTGAACACGCAATCCTTGCCGCTGGTGGCGTGCCGGATGACCGGAGCCATGTAGTAGCCGTCTTGTCGAACCTTAACATCACGCCCGCAGAAGGGGCAGCTACGCAATTCAGTTGGAGTTGTCATCGCTTTCCTCCTTCATCATTTCAAGCAAAAAGGCTAAGTTACAAGCAGCATGACTAAGGTGGAGCAGGCCGCTCTCTTCGTCGGTCTTCTTGTAGTCATCCAGCGCTGCTATGATGTGCCTCACACAGGCATCCCAGTAGCGCTGTGGTTCTACTCGCCTCCAGTTATCCTTGCCGCCATCCGGGTACTTCATCACTCCGTAGCGCCTCACTTCAGCGATGCGGTATATGATTTCCTTTGGTACAAGTGTCAGCTGAGGTTTACCCGCGTCTGTTTTAGCTTCCTGACTGTTTAATCCTGCACCCATCTGAACACCCCCGCATGCTGCACACCCTTCTGGAGGCAGGCCGAATGACTCGCCATGTAGATGTCGATGTGCTTGCCCTTGACTCCCCTGTCTTCGACAATGTACTCCCCCTGCCCTGCGATGAGGATCCGTGTTCCAATCGGCAGGGAACCACAGGCCACCGTCCGGCCTTCAGCTGGCATCTTGCCGGATGCAGTAGGGCCGCCCGCCCAGCGGCCGCAGCAGCGCTTACAATTACAGTAAAACGTCAGCTTATACTCACCCAGCGGTACCCAGTGACCTGCAGGTGCTGTCACATCCTCCGTGACAATCTCTGCAGACGTTGCTTCCTCTGCCAGGCACACAATCGGCGCCCCTGCCATTGCAATCATGCATCCTGCTATAAATCCAACAAGCTGACCAACTAATCTATGCATCTTCGTCATCCTCCTCATAATCATCGTCATCATCCACATACGGGTCATCAAACGGGTCCGGCCGGTCTGTCTCCTTCAGCTCCGGATCCGCCCACCATTCCCTCATCAGTATCGTCGGCAGTATGGTCCGCATCCCGTCCTCCCTTCTTTGCCTGCAGCTTCGTGCCGGAGTAGGCTTTGTGAGTTGCTGAGTAAGTCTTGCACTCCCGGCCGTTCCGTTCGTTGTAATAGTTCTTCCTGGCCTGCTTCATCTTGCGCTCGCCGTGCTTAGCAAATCTGAACCATGTATCATCTGACCGCATTCTGCTTGTCCCTCCGTTCCAACTCTTCAACCAGCGCACAGCCGATATCTCTTATCAGTTGATAGGGGTACTGCTTATGCACATCCGTCAGCTCCTGGATGCAGGACTCCCAATCATCATCAGTCATGGGGAAATGGTCTCGCCACCTTCGGAACCAACCATTAGCCAGGCTGTTCATCCCGTCCCGGAAGCAATCATTCGGAATCGGCGTTTCCTTATCCATTACTCTCCTCTCCGGTTGCCGGTTGCCGCAGTTGACGGCAACTTCCTATAATTACCTTTTTATTTATTTATATTTTTTTAGAGGTTTATAGAGAACAATGGCAACCACGGCAACTCGGCAACCAAGGCTGATATTATAGGGGTTTTCGGGTTGCCGTCCCGGTTGCCGTCTTTTTTGAACGGCAACCAATTGTCAGTTAAAAGGAATTGTTTCACTAGAAACATCGACAAATTCCGTTATTCTGTCATAACATCGAGTGCTGCCATATCCCTTCAGCTTCTGTTTTCCCATGCTCTTCCATCCGGTTATGTTATTCTTCATGATGTCATGTATCGCATTAATGTCCCTGTGCTGAGGTTCGTCGTACTCATGTCCCAGCGCATCCCGCCACAGCATCAGCGCGCACACCCGGTCAACATCCAGGTGATTATCAAGGTATTCCTGGATGAGTCCGATTCGCGGGTCCTCTTCCAGATATTCGCTCTGTTTTGCAATGGCCTCCTCCTGGAGGTGCTTCGGGAGTACCAGAGATACCTTGCCATTATTTGAGATGTACTCATGCATAATCTCGCCCCACGCCTGCAGGAAGATTGCCTTCGTTGCGACTTCATCCTTGAACATGTCGAAGGTAGCCTCATGCACATTACAGGTTATCGGAAGGAAACGCCGGTTGCCGGTCTTATCTGTCAGGAAGTCCACCGGGTTAGAAGTTCCGGCAAGCACGCACATTCGCGGACGCTGTTCGGTCCGCCTGCCGTATGGCGCTCTGTAAATGTCCACACGGGAAGTGATAAATGACTTTATTGTCTCCACATCCCTCGCCCGCTTAGTCGCCTGCAGCTCTGCCAGTTCTACCAGCCACATCCCCCGCAGTTTTTCAAAGGCCTTGTCCCCGTCCAGAGAGTTAAAGTTATCGTTGAACCATTCCTCATTAATGCTAAGGAACCGAAGGAAAGAAGACTTGCCTTTGCCCTGCCCGCTGACAAGTACCGGCATATAGTCGAACTTGCATCCAGGCTTATAGATTCGAGCCACAGCTCCGAGCATGAACACGCGCATCACGGCAATGGTGTATTCTGTCTTCTCAGCTCCGAGCATCATCGGCAGCAGGTTTTCAACGTACTTGTTTCCGTTCCAGTCTTCGTATGCTTGCTCTAAGACTTGCTTAATTGGATTCACTGGGTGCCGGTTCGCAACGTTCGTCAGGGCGTCCATTGTCTTCTCGGAATTCTTCAGTCCATACTTAGCCTCGATGTAGCTCCGCAGGTTGGAGTCATCGACATTAGTCCATTCTCTCCATCCCTTGTGCATTCTCCACGGGAGGTTGCCGTAAACATAGGGCGCATAAGATATCTCGTTGTAACGAATGCGGCCATACAATTCCTTATCAAAGGCAATGGCCTCCTCTGCGTTCGCAATAGTCTGTGCAGGCCGGTCAGTTGGGTTCCCGTCCTTATCCAGCTGCATCACCAGCTTCGGCTCATGCCACTCTTCCAGACCGGAAGACAGCACCTTCAGCTCTCCCTTGTTGTACTTCAGAGCACTGTTGGCTATGATTTCCAGTTCGTCATCACTTAACGGTTCCGCGCAGGCTGTCTTGTTTGTCTCCTGGAGAGCTGCCATGATGGCTGCATCCGGAAATCCTTGTGCCTGCATGGAGCAGGCCAGACGGAACAGGGTGTCATTCCGTTCCCCGCTTGGAATAGTTTCGGGAACCTTGAAAGTTTCTTCAGAGGTATGATTTTGTCCGATAGACAAGAACTGCCTGACCACTTCGTCCAGTTCTGCCGGCGCCATGTCGTCCGGCGCAATCTCCCACTGATATTCTGTACCATTCGGATGGACGGATGGAGGAGCAATCACATAACCACCCTCTCCACGCACATCCACGCCCTCCAGGATGCCGGCCCGGTTCTTGATATCATCGCCGGTATAATGGAAGTACATGTGAGCACCGCCGCGCCCAGTAATGGCCCGAACGGTCTCAGGAAGGTCCGAATGGTCGCGTTCCCATCTGGTTACCTCATGGTAGCCGTTCAGGCCTTTGTCTTCGTCAATATCTTCATCAATTACAATCAGATTGGAAGCTGACCCGGTAGCAATACCCACAGACGCATCCGGCCACTTTTTCCACCAGGCTTTAATTGCTCCGACAGACTTCTTCGCGTCCTTGCAGCCATGTGGTGTGAGCGGCTTTTTGGTCTCCGTACTGACCGGAAAAACAGCCCATCCGTATTCTGTGGCGTATTTAATCGCCGCTTGTAAGCAGTTTCCCATCGTTAAGAATCTCCGTTATAATCCTGCCTGCGTCCTCTGGCCGGCAGAACATAAAGCGCACTCCGTAGCGTTCGGATATGGTCTCCATAGCCTTCTGGAGTCGCGGGCCCTGCACGCACTTGCTGGAATAAATCACGCGAGGGTTTACCCACTGATGGACATGAGAGATATCTGTTATTCCTACTGTGTTCTCCACCAGTATCACCAGTGAACATCCGGCGGCTTTCGCCGCCTTACACTCATTGATGAAGCGCTTATGCTCTGACCCGCAGATATTCATGGCTATTTCGTCCATGTTCTCCTTCGTATCGATGGAGATGGATGGTACCAGTGCATAGTCTCCAAATGGAAGCTTGCACCGGACCAGCTCCACTCCATGCTCTGAGAAGTATGTGTGCTTTATGTCATGCTTTCCGGCCTTCTGACGCGTGTCCTCCTGGATGATCATGCGAACGGAACTCCGTCATCGCCATCCGGCACATTGATAAAATCGGTATTGGATGCAGCTGCCGGTCTCGAAGCCGGTCCATCATCTTCCAGGCGCTTGACATCCGGGGCCAGCTTATCTACCGGAAATTCCTTGTAAACTGACAGGCGTGTTTTCTTCTCGCCGTCGTTGCCGTAGTATTCTTCGGAGCGGAGAACCAGGCCGACGAACTTACCGGTCAGCGTGGACTCATCAGCATTCACGGAGTTGCCATCAAATACAAAGTTGCCGTTGGACTTGCTGACAGCGGAGCAGAACCGCTTGAACATCGGCAGGGCCTTCTGCTTGTAGGACTTGGTATATGCTCCGACCCATTCCCAGTCCGGGTGGTCTGCTCGCAGGTCATCATAGTATCCTTTGTACTCGCCCTTTGCGATGTCATAGGTAACCTTCAGATATTCCCTGTCGGGGAAATCCTGTGCTTTGCGGATGACGCAGATATAAGCTCCAGCGGGGAGTCTGTTGGAGTCTCCTGCTTCCTTAACGTTGCTCATGTCAATTCTTTTCATAGTGTCTATTCCTCCTCTTTTTCATGGTGCCAGGCATCTTCTGCCATATCCGGCACTCCATTTAAATAGTTGTCGTAATCCGGGTCGTTCCGTTTAGCTTCCAGCTCGGCTTCAAGATTCACACCATTGCTTTCCAAATAACGACCCATCGGGCCAATTGTTCTCTTGATTGATTCAGACCATTCATACAGTGTTAACCAGCATGGAAGAAAATCATTTGGCTTCCGCATGAATGAATAACCGCGCTTGCCGGAGATGGGATAATAAGGAATGTATTTATAAAAGTCATCCTCTGCACATCTACGCATGTACTTAATCACTGAGGATACTTTGCCTGGCGTTATTCCAAGTTGCTCTGATAGTGCAGGCTTGGAAACGGGAGACTCCGAATTCTTCAGAATTGCTACAACTCTGTTTGCATAATCCTTAATATTATTGGAATTCAGTCGTGTTATGCTCAATCAGCCTCGCCTCCTTCCATGCCGTAATACTCTCGAATCGCCGTATCTACTGCCTTCAAGTCATTCGGAATCTCCAGGTCGAACATTCCCTCCGGACTCTTTGCTGTGCTCTGTCCATTGGACTGAGTGAAGAATTTGTGGTCCTGGCAGTACAGGACGATATCGAAGCATCCTTCCACTGTCAGCTTTTCGTCCAGCATCTTCCCGATAGTCTTGCACTTCTCGCGCCCATCGGAGTCAGTCTCTGTATGGTGGAGGAAATAGACTATCTTGTCTTCCTGGTCCAGCTCATTAATGAAATGAATAAGGTTCCTGAAGTTAGCCGCCATCTGGACGAACTTGTCATATCCCTTCTCTGCACTCCGGTCGAACAGCTCATTCACAAGAAGATACTGGCTGTCATCGATGGCAATGGATTTGCATTTTGCCGTCTCTATGGCCCGCATCAGCCAGGAATACTTCGCCCGGTTAATGGTGGCGTAGCTTTCCGGTTTGCTGTTATCAGCTCCGTATTTCGGAATCTTTGCAACTTTGATATCTGACTTAAACGGTAGCCGGCCCTTCTCAACGGAGATAACTCCAATCTCGTCAGCCTTGAATTCCTTCAGGGAGTATGTCTTGCCGCTCCCGCTTCTTCCCATAATCAATACTGGTAATGCCATATATTCACCTCCCCCCTTATGAAATCCTCAGATGCGTCCCACGCTCACCGAGATGAGCAAAGGGGAGCTGTTCGCCCCGTTCCAGAGCCGCCCGGATGCGCTCGGTGTCCGGCTGGATGATAATCTTCTGGAAGTTGTCCGGAACTGCTCCGTCATAAACGAGAGGCGCCTTCCCGCCGTTTTTGACAATCTTGTACTTGTGCAGGTCGGACTTAAGTTCCGTCACTCCCATGACATCCATTGCCCCCTGCACGGCGTCATCCATGCGGTCGATGTTGTTGTCGATGGTCTTCAGGATAGCCGCGAGTCGGTCGAGTTCCTTCTTGACGGTTTCCCTCCGGCCCACCAGTGTGGTCCGTACGGCCGCATAGGCGTCGACCTTATCGGACACTTCTCCCTTGAGTCCCTCAAGGGTATCCAGGAATGCCTGCTGGTCCTCCGGGTCGCAGCTGCTCCCGAAGTCGAGCAGCGCCTGGTACTGGTCTGTTAACTGATATAAACTTGCCATTACATTGCCTCCTTCATGTAGTCATCAATGACGGCTATCACATGAGACAACTCGGTGAGTGTGCCGTACTTCTCCTTAAAGGCCAGCAGTTCCTGCTGTGCCCTTGTCAGGACGCCTGCTCTGGTGTCGATCTTGGTCATGGCCAGTTCAGTACTGACAAATCGGCCATTATAGCTTCCTTGTACAACATTGATGAACGCCCTTGTTTTGATGGGAGCATGGCTTTCGCTGACGATATTGATGCGGAGGCAGGACAAAATGTTCTTTGCCTGCTGCAGTCTCCACTTCTCGCCGGCGACCTTGTTATCCCAATCGAATAACTTATGCACTGGTGATGATTTGCTTCTCGCAGAATCCAAGAAGGATTCCTTCGTTACCTCGCCATCGCGTTCTTCGATGGCCTGTACATGCTCTCCAACTACCTGAGCTGGGACTGAATAACTGTATCCCGCCCATTCGTATTTTCTCTGATAAACCATTTACGCCTCCTTATTGCTTTGTTAGTTTGTTAGTGGGTTGCCTGCCCGACCCTGCCTGCCTAGCCCCTCCGCGCCGCTCCTGAACAAACCGCACACTGACATGCCTTGCCCCGCACTGCCTCGCCATGCCTGCCATACCAGACTTTGACTTGCCTCTCCTCGCGAACCAAGCCCTAACGGTCCAGACCACACCTTACCTGCCATGCCACGCCATTCCGTTCCTAACCTGGCCTTGGCCCAACTTGCCACTACTCACCACGCCTGCCATGCCGAACCCTGCCGGACCGTAACTCGCGCAGCCCCACCAGAACGTGCCTAACCCATCCCTGCCTGCCACACCATGCCTTGACTCGACACGACAAACCTTGACGGACCCCGCCTGCCATACCAAACACTACCTAAACTCACCAGACCAGTCCCCGCCGTACCACAGCACACCGAAACATGCCTAGCCCTCACCAACCAAAGCGAACCACGCCTGCTATGCCTTGCCCCGCGCCAACACAACAAGCCCCGACCCGATACGACTCACCTTGCCATACCTGCCAAGCCCTGCCAAACCTCACCGGGCCGTGCCATCCACAACCCGCATCGACAAGCCTTGCCTGCCGGGATTACTTCTCGTCCGGGATGGTCTCGATGTGGAATCTGCCGAAGTCTCCATCCTTTTCCGGTCTCCACTCGCCAGCTCCGCAGACATAACCACCTGCATTGATGACATTCAGAATCTGTTCCAGAGTCATCTCACCGGATGCGTTATACTCAAGAATCATGTCGCAATACCAATTCTTAAACTCTCCACGATACCGCAGGTCTGCAGTTCCCATACCAACACGGACCATGTCCTCGCGCATCTCCGGGACAGAACCCTTAATCTCTGCATAGTTCCCATATTCGCTCTTAAGGAAGTAGGACCCTCTGAGCACCATCTGGTTCTTTACCCATCCAAGACGGTATGCAGCACTGTTCGCTGCCTGTTTGAAAGCACATACCGGGAATCCAAACTTCGGGTTCTGCCGCATTGCCTCGATCCAGTCTTCCTCAGTCTCAACAGCTGGCTGCTCAGTCAGCCAGTACAGGCTGTTTGCAAAGTCCGAGATCGGGTTTCGCTTCTTTCTGGCTTTCGTCTTGGTGGTGCCCATCTGAGTTTCAAGCATCATTCTCTTTGCCTTCTCGCTCCATGCATGGACGATAAGCGGGGAATCTCCAACCAGGCGAATCTTGATTTCCTTAATCTCTAACGGTCTGATTTCTACAGTTGCTTCAGTTTTCTTTGCTGCCATGATTTTTTCCTCCATTATTTTGAAAAATGTGTTATTATGGAGGTGATGAACTACCCAAGTACATCACCTTATTGCAAGCGCGTCAGTGCCCCACACCGATGCGCTTTTTTATTAGTTACATTGCCCCTGCGGTCACGATGACCAGAGCTATGGCTGCCATAGCGGCCACCAGTCTGAATCCATTTGCCCAGCTCATTACGAAGTCCATGAGCGGCGTGCCCTCTTCAGCTTCGACCTGCACACTGGACACATGTACATCCCGGGCCGGGTCATGCACAACCGGCTGACATTCCAGGTGAGACCGCATTGGGAGCACTGCCACCACCGGGCATTCTGAAAGCGTTGCATATTTATTCATCATCTTCTTTCCTCCATCACTCCAATGAGGGTCATCATCTGCATCCGGCTGATGCTTCCCTCTCTCCATGTCCGCTCGATGCGGGCCCTCAGGTAGCCATATTCACGTTCAGCATCCGGGTCTTTATCGGCCTTGTGCTGACGGTAATCCTGGACGGCGTTCATCAGTTCCTGGAATTCCTCTATCATCTGCTCATAGCCTCCTCATACAGGGCATGAATTGTCATTACGTTTCGACCTGACGCACTGAATGGATTGCTCCGAAGTCGTGACACTGTCACGGGCGACACCCGCAGCACCTTTGCCAGGTCCTTGTTGGTCCAGCCGTTCCGGTTCTTCACAGCATCAAAACGGTCTTGGAAGTCAAGCCTGGCCTTCTCCGTTCCGGTCATCTGCATCACCGCCAATCAGTCCCTCCTTCTTGAGGTGATACCGGACAGCTTGCACCGTACAGTGCATCTCAGCCGCTATCTTTTCAGGAGTCCACGGAGTCAACGGTTCTTTTGCGGTATATAACGAAATTATTTTGTCTACGTCGAGTTTCTTCTGCTTCGGTGGGTTCTTCTTCGCCTTCTTAGGTTTGGACGGTTCTCCGGGCTTCTGATGGGCTTCCTCGACCTCTTTTGTGACAGGCTCTTCTTCTACCGGCTCATCATGCTTCGGTATGACAATCTCAACCTCCGGCGGTGCTTCTTCCTCGATGACAGTTCCTTCGATGAAGTCGCTGATGACCTTCATGCAGTTCTCACAGAAGTCGCAGTGCTCATACGGCGTGACGCCGCTTTCCAGGTCGTCGGTCTCCGGAATTCTCCATGTCATGCCGATCCATCCAACCTTGTGCTGGGCATCCGGTATGAACTGCTTCCCGCACCTGTCGCACTTGATGTAGATTATCCTGCTCACGCATCCACCTCCTTCACGTCGATGACGGCCGTCTCGTTCCAGTGATCGGCCCTGCACCGTTCAAGGGCTTCCTGCATCGCTTCCATCTCATTCTCAGCACTCACGAAGCAGTGCAGGGTCTCGTCGGGATATGTCACAAATGCTTCCCATGTCTTCATGCGTGCACCTCCTGTTCCTTAAGCTCGAACAGGTGCCCCATCATCAGATTGGCATCACTGGTGTCCATGCCATCGAATTCCTCACCGGCATCTCGCACCAGCACGGCCGGCCCCATGATAGGTGATGCACCCAGCCCTTCCAGATAAACTCTGGTAGCCAGTTCGTTATAAGGCAGTGCCCGCAGCAGGCCTTCCTCATTGACAATCATGATGATTCCCGGTGTTCCGGTTCTCACCGTCTCGATGTAGCCACCGACCTGCTCCTGCAGGAAGTGGAGCTGCTCGTTTGTGCCCTTCGGCCAGCTTCGCTGTTTTATCGTGCCGTCCGGGCGGATAACTAATACGTGTTTCATTGTGGGGTCTCCTTCGTCTAAACAATTCCAATCGGTTTTCTCTCGAGAATTGCCGAGAGTTTTGAGCGTAGAATTTATCTCTGTGTGTTTTGCCGAAGCTGTTCGATAGCAGCCTGCTTCTGCTCTTCTGATAAGACTCTTTTGCGGGGCCGAAGCATGATTAATTCCTTCGGGAATGAATACACCTTTGAGATGTACTCACCATCCACATATTCTCGTCGGCTGGTGTGCTCCCGATAATTCTCTGGAGCCGTCTCGCACAGCTTGTCCATCCGTCGCATCATGATTGGACTTGCGGTATACAGAACAGCATCCGCAGACGCTTCATTAAATGTGATGATGGTCTCTCGCTCTGCTTTGGTTAACGTGTATGCCATTCGGGTCTCCTTTCGCGTTCCTATTAAGATGATTTAGAATCATCCTTTTTTGCAAAAAAAATTCGCTCCTTTTCTCCAAGTGTGCGGATTTCTAGCAGTTCACACAGAGCAGCTACCTCGCTGGTCTTGAATTCCTGCTTGTTCTCGACCTTAAGCTGGAAGCCATACGGCGACAATCCAAGATATTCAGCCACAAATTTCAGCTTCAATCCCTTGCTCTCGATCTTCTTTCGTAACAAAACAGAATCCGTCAAATTCTCTCACCTCCTTGTGGTTTTGCTGTTGATTATCAATCATCTTCTCGTAGCATACCACCTCAATGATTCTAAGTCAACTACATTTTTCGTAAATTACAAAAATAATTGATTTTCAGTCATTTATATGGTAATCTTGTTATTACGAAAGGGCGGTGAACAGTATGGCAGATATCGGAAAGAGAATTAAAAACAGGCGTAAAGAATTAGGCATCACTCAGGAAGAACTTGCACAGAAGCTTGGATATAAGAATAAGTCTACCATAGCTAAGATTGAAAACGGCACGAATGATATTGTTCAGAGTAAGGTTGTTGAGTTTGCTAAAGCATTGGACACTACTGTTGCCGCCTTAATGGGATGGGATGGCACCGAACCGGAACCGGAACAGGAACAGCACTATTACCTCGATGACGAGGCTCGTGAAATGGCTGAATTCATGTTCAACAATCCCGATTACAAGGTTTTATTTGATGCTAGTCGCAAAGTTAAGAAAGAAGACATCGAGTTTGTCCGTCAGATGATAGAGCGTATGGCCGGAGGTGATAATTGACCATTGTCCGTCACGGCGGACAGTCATCGATCTATGATGACCACGCTGGGAGGTGGTTAGATATGGATGATGAATACCCGGTGGTGCTGGCAGATATGCCTACCACTATCAGAAGTTATGTATGTAAACACGGTGACGATATCGTCATCGTCATCAATGCCAGGCTTGCCGCCGAAGAACGCCTTCAGCGGTACCTGCATGAGGTTGGTCATATTACGACCGGAGACATCTCCATGAGCTCCGGTGCTGATATGATAGAGATTCATGCACATCACATATGAGGAGGGATATGTATGTGGAAAATAATACTTGGGGCTATGTTTGTTTTGGTTGGAATATCTAATGGGTTAAAAGAAAATGACATGGAGTTTCTCGCCGTTGGTGTTGCCATCGGTGCCGCCCTCATCTTCTGGGGCCTCCGGTCCAGACAACGGCGACAGGATAGGAACCCTGTCATCGAGCCAGTGACACATGAGGTTCCAGTCCCACAGGAGAGGCCTATAGAGAAGACCTTCTCTTTCCGGGTGACTGGCACCACGCATCAGTGCAGATTTCCGAAGCGTCCCGGAACTGAGCGGACCTACGTCATAGCAAGACATCGTGTCGGTGATGCCGTCTATCCAAAACTTTTTGAATGGGAAGGCAGGCCAGCTGTAGCCATCATGTCCATGAAGGAAGGCGTCGATGTGGGTGTCGTGCCGGCCACGATGACGATGGATGTAGTCAAGCTGATGGAAGCTTATGATATAAGCGGTGCGATAATTGCGAAAGATACTTTTGAATATCGAGGTAATTCTTACAACGGATGTGACGTCCAGCTGATCTGCCGGACGAAAGCAGAATAAAAAAACCGCCCCGGCTGCATGACGGAGCGGTAATCAGAACAATAGCCGCGCCGAATGCACAGTCAATCGTTCTAGGCCAAGAAGATTGTACCACATTCGAGGGGGCTTGTTCAAGTGCGCTATGCAGAATGGAGGTACAAATGGCAAGAAAAAAGAATAAGCTTGCATCCGGGAATATACGGGTGCAGCGTCGTTACAAAGGCGATGACGGCAAGACTCACACCAAGTCCTTCACGGCCCGAACACGCGCCGAAGCAGAGGCCCTCGCCGCCGAATGGCAGGCCCACAGGAGCCAGGTGGTGGACCGGATCACGGTCGCCGGAGCTGTGGAGAAGTATATCCGCATGAAGCAGGCCGTGCTATCTCCGTCAACCATCCGTAGCTATTTGGGCATGCACAGGAAGTACCTGTCAGGTCCCTTTGGTCAAACTCAGCTCCTGGATGTAACCAACCTGGACATCCAGCTCTGGGTGAGTCAGATATCAGCTGATGCTAGTCCGAAGACGGTCCGCAATGTGTTCGGCCTGGTCTCTGCTACCCTGTCGATGTTCATGCCGGACTTCCCGATACGGGCTACCCTGCCGGCTAAGATTAAGCCAGACCTTTACTGCCCGTCTACTGCCGATATAAAGGCTGTATTGGCCGCAACAGACGATTTACAGCTGGAAGCAGCCATTCTCCTGGCTGCAGTCGGAACAATGCGTCAGGGCGAAATCTGTGCGCTTAAATGGAACGATATCAATGGGCGGACATTAAATGTCCGGTCGTCGATGGTAAAGGATCTGGACGGCACCTGGAGCATTAAGGCCCCGAAGACCTTGTCCAGTAACCGGAGCATCCCAATGACCAAAGAAGTCATGCAGCTGCTCCATGCTCTGCCGAAGAACCCAGACGGCCGTGTTCTGTCTTACAATCCACAGCAGGTCGGTCACAGGTTCCAGACAGCCGTGAGGCATGCAGGCGTCCACTGGTTCCGGTTCCACGACCTCCGGCACTACTCAGCATCCCAGATGCACCTGTCAGGGATTCCTGACAAGTATATCGAAGCACGCGGAGGCTGGCGGGACGGATCCAGCGTCATGAAACGGACATACCAGACGGTCATCGACATTGAAAAGGCACGACAGGATAAAAAGATTCTTGATGTGTTTAAGAATATGATAATTTAGCGGTTGCACGACTAGTTGCACGACCCCTTCAAACCACCGTAGTTATAGGGTTCGCTGTAGGGTTCGAATCCCTCTTCCCCTGCTCTGAGAAACCGCACAACTAAGCCGAAAACCGGCATGGTTACGCGGTTTTTTGATGTTTTGGAGGGTCGAAGATATCACCCCATGACATCAAAATATCACCTCATTTTAACACCTTAGTTGCACGAAAGTTGCACGGATGTTGCACGTAGCTTCAGGCGTTTTCGAGGTTTGGCGAAGACACTAGTTGCACGAATATTAATAAACCGTGAACAAACAGAAAAAGGACGCCCGCCTGAACTCGGACGCCCTTCTCGGAGGTACTTATTATAGTTATTATATCACAGAAACCACACATGCATAGCGCCATTTGAATCAGAGATCCAACAAGCCCCCTCGTTTGCGCCTCCGATGTCTTCATCGAGGTAGTACCAGTCTCCACCAATCTCCTGCCATCCGGTGAGCATGTTGCCGGCGTCATTGAAATAATACCAATGCATGCCGTTCTTGGCGGCCAGCGCCTGCCACCCTTTAGCGTTCTTGCCGGATGCCAGGACATATCTCCACTTGCCGTCCTGCTTGTACCATCCAACCTGAGTGCTCCGGGAATATCCATCTGTCACGATGACGGTGTGTCCCTTCGTCTGGGTCACCAGGATGTCACCCTCATACAACTTCACGGAGCTGGTGTATGTCCGCGCCGGTTCAAATAGACCTGTGGCATTGAGGGCCTGTACCTCGTTCCATGTGGTAAAGTCGCCAGCATCCTTCCCACTGGCTTCCTTCACGCACTGACGGACTAAGGAGCTGCAGTCTGCCTCTGTCTTCACCTTCGTATTGGTTCCGTAGGTCAGGATGCCATATCTGCCGCCCTGATCATATCCGATGTTCGGATTATTGCAGGCCTGCTTCATGGCTGCCGCGATGCCTCTCGCGATGTTGGCGTCCTTCGGCCGGATGACATACCAGCCCTTCTTATGGACGTAAAACGCCTGCATGGATACCTCTCCGGTATAGTCTGGTTCTGTCCTCTGCTTCTGGTCGCCGGCAGTTCCACCGGAGTATGTACCCCGCTCATCCACGCGGGCTGAGCCGATGATGATGTTCATAGAATCACCTCCGCATATAAAAAAGCGGGAACCGAAGTCCCCGCCGTGTTAATTCAACTAATTGTTGCATCTTAATTGAGTTTGTTGTGCTTTTACTTGACTAATCTACAAAAATATTCTGCAAATCACCCGCAAATCCGCATAAATACTACGTTTGTTTATTTGCCGGTCATTTGATTTCCGCAGCAGGCCCCGTGCCTCTTCTCTTTGCCATCGACTTCTGACGAATCAGGACGGCCTCCTGCTCCTGAGCCGGACCGAGCGCCGGCAGAATCAGGTTAAACTCTTCGTCGGTCATGAGCTCGAACTCCTCCGTCTTGAACGGCCCGCCCGCCTTCACACGTTCTTCAAAGTCAGCGCTTCTCTGTGTAATCTTCTCTTCTGCCATCACTTATCCTCCCTTTCATGTAATCATCTGTGCTAATCTTCAGGACCGCTCCCATAAACAGATCCACCGCCGCGATGGTGGCCACGATCTGTTCACCGTAAGGCAGGCCCCAGATGCCGGAGATAGCTCCGTACAAAGTACCCAGCGCAGGCAGGACGATCTGCGCGATGTACTTCAGGATGTCATAGGTGTCATTAGACATTTTGAACATTGGATCACCTCCTATAAGAACGAGTGCTCGTCCCAGCACTTCTGGTGAATAGTTCTGATGTGGTTTATGGCAGCCACTGCCTGATTGTTCTCAAACTCTGGATGACTGTTGCAGTAACTCTCGTACCTGTCGATTTCATCCAGGATCTGATTGAAGTATTCTTTAGAGTGTTTCATGTTGTTGTAGAGCTCGTCATCAAACCGGAGGATTCTCATCCGGCTGTTGATGGCGTTGTTTTTGTCCATACAGGCCTGCAGGCCCTTAACTCTCCCGTTGACCTTCTCCAGTTCGTCCAGTACCTTCGTCAGCTCCGGCTTCTGGATGACGTTGGTTAAGAATGTCCAGAATCCGGTGGAGGCGAAGACGGCCAATACAATGGCCAAAATGTGCTCATTCATGATAATCAGTCCCTTCTATGTAAGTATGTCTAAGAGTTGTACGAATGCAGGGTGCTCTGATAATCATGAGGAACCTCCTTTCGGACATATAAAAAGCCCGAAGCAAATGCTCCGGGTGTAATATCATAACAACCACCTCCATGCGGAAATGATACCATGCTATACAGAGGTGGTCTATGGAAGTTATGGCGACTCATATCAACTGTGCTAAATTCCCAGTCAGAATTATGTCCCCGTCACGATACGCGTATTATTAGCAATAATTCCACTGAGAATCATAGTGCAGTGGGTATAATGCTCAGGAAAAACAATCTGAAAATCATACATTCCATTGGATAATGCATGTTTATATGTTTTTACAGTACCTGATGCATCAGTTTCAGTAGAGTCATATCCAGTCAAGTTATAAACATATGATTTGCCGCTGGCAAAAATACAGACAGGACCATAATATCCAGTACTAGGTATATCTGTAAGGGTTATGTAGTAAATGTTCGAGTAACCAAAACCTTTAAAATTTAAGAAATTTGAATTAACAAGCTTGGCATTTAGCACACTCAGAGCATTGGTAACCGTGCCATTTCCGATGGAGCTGATGTCGGTCGTGCCAAGCATCTTATACAAATACCGGATGTTCTTAAACATCTGGGACATCTTTGCAAACAGGCTCTTGTGAGTCTCACCAGAGGTCAGTGCCGGCACGTTCGTCCAGGATGATGCACTGCCGTCTGCCGTGTCGGATGTAGTGAAGGTCGTTGTACTGTCTGCACTGTCACCGGTCGGCGCGGCCAGCTGGGCATCGATGGTGTCCATGTTGTCATTAATATCAGCAATATCCGCAAAGTCGGTGTAGTCCGGCTTCTTAAGGTTGTAATTTATTGTGTTCTGCATTACTTACCTCCTATGCCTGCCACTTGGCGTTCTGCTTGACGTCATCCCATGTGTCAACTCCACTATTCCATGTTGTGTTCCATGTCTCATGCTGGAACCGGCTCCATCTGTTATAGATAATCTTCACCAGTACATCCATGTCTGCCGGAGCCATAGCCCGCATGATGTCATAGACGGAGTCGACCTTCAGCATCTGTGCAAGGAAGATACCAACCTTCAGTACCTTCTGCTGGACGCTGATGTTGAGTGTATAATAATCGCCAACCATCGCCTTCAGAACCTCGTGAAACTTAGGTTCTGTATACGGCAGGGATGATGTCCACCGTCCTTTTATAGCGATACGACGCTCCACCAGTGTCTCATCTCCCACCAGCTTTATGCCGATGAGCGACTCCCACCGGGCGCAGGTGTCCTCATCCATAGTGTCGAAATACTGGTTCTCCTGCTGCGCTCCAAGAGCCGTCCAGATGAGTCGGAGTTCCTTATCGTATGCCGCCGCAATGCGCTGGAATTCTTCGATATTCCTGATGTGCTGAGGGTAGTAGTGAATGGTATCAACAGGTCTTGCCATCTACTCCACCTCCTTAATTCACCACCAGTGTGCCCATGACCGGGATCTCGTCAGAATCCAGATGCAGATTGGTGGTGGAGCCGTTGAGGGTAGTGCCCTGTATATCCGTAACACCAGTCACGTTCAGCACGGCTGCCTCCAGACGTGACACATAGACCAATGCTTCCGTCCGTGCATCACCTTCCGACCATGCCTCCGCGATGCTCTTGATGTACCCTTCCACCGCCGCTGTAATCTGGTCACCGATGGTGGCCCAGCTGTATCCGGCAGTGTAAGTGATGGTGGTGGAGACGTTCACGGTCACAGGTGTGACTGCTGCCACAGTGACATCATGGTCAATGGGTGCGTAACCGTAACCTGTGCCGCCGTCGGTAGGCACCAGAGCCTCCTGGATCTGATTGATGAGATAGCTTGATGGCTCGCCATAGTCTGAAGAGATGACTACCACCTTCACGGTTCCGACTCCATTCCACACGGGGTAGACCTTACATCCACCGACGCCGTCCATCGCAGTAACGATGGTCTTATAGGCTGTGATATTTCCTCCAAATGCTTCCGTGCTGAAGGATTCCAGGTATCGTCTGTAAAGTTCTTCCTGTGTCTCGTCATCATCGCCGGCAATCAGCACCTCAGTGATGACTGCAGATGTCAGACCGTCCACATAGTCGATAGGCGTCAGCTGACCAAGCAGCTCATTCGGTCCGCTTCCCGTTTCCTCACACATCGCCTTGTAGATGTGGTCGGATGCATCCAGCTCCTCAGTTACGATATAGTTAAATCCCTTCAGGGATGCTCTCCATCCAATCGGGAGCGCTACGTTTGCCGTAATGCTTACATACGCATTTGTTGCGGCCTTGCGGGTCAGTCCTCTGTTCGCCGCGATTCGCACCAGGCCGTCCATGTCTGCTGTATCAGCAAAGCCCTGATTGAGCACATAATTTGCCTCGATATAGAGCTTTTCCAGCTCGTAAGCAAGAGCACTCAGGGCATTGAATACCAGACTGCCTTCACCCTTCTGGATGCCGTCACCGGCTTCTGCCTTCGCGTCTGCAAGCAGATTCTCATAAGTCATTGATTCATACATCTTCCTCTACCTCCAAACTGCCGAAGGATGTGATGACCGTGCAGGTGATATGCAGCAGGTCACCGTTGCGGGTGACTTCAAAATTCTCAACAGCGCTGATGTAGGGATTCACGAAGAGCGCATCCTCCAGCTCCGTCAGGACATCCGCGTTAAGATATTCGTCGGTCAGAACCTGCCCGATGTACTGCTCGAACTCCGTGCCATACTGCCAGGAGTAAATCGGGAATCGGAATCTCGGTGTCTTAAGGCAGCACCAAATCCATACCTTCACGGCCTCGATGCCCTCGACAATCTCACCTGTCAGCTGACCGGTCTCAAAGTCTATGCCATACTCACGCGGCACTGCCAGCACCTGTGCGGCCGCCGTATTCTCACTAATTTCAGTAGCCATAAAAGATGGCAAAAGGCTCATACACTCACCATCCTTTCAATTACCAGGAACGTGCTGTCATCCAGCTGATAGGCAAGTACCACATCCCCTGCCGCAAGTGCTGAAGAATAACTGGAAGAGTCCGTCAGCGCCGCACCATCATGGCAGGTGCCTGCTACCTTCGTGCAGATAGGTGCCATCAGGTGGGATGCTATCCGCAGGTTCGGGGAGGTTATGAGCATCTGTCCGACCTGGAGAACGTTCGGGCCTGCCATCTGACAAAGCTGGAGACCGCGCCCTGTCTGACGCTCGCCGCCCATCATGGCCGCCATGTCATCAGTCCAACTCACTTCGTGCTCGCCTCCTTCTTCTTGCTCTTGCTCTTCTTGTCCTTGTCTTCTTCCTTGACTTCCTTCGTGTTCATGATGGCCTCGAATTCCAGCTCCAGCTCCATCGTGTGGACTCCGTTCTGCCAGGTGTGGCTGTCGGAACTTATCCAGTACCGCCCGGAGAGGCCGGTAGCCGCATCATGGAGCATGACATAATAGCAAGACAGGCAGTTGATGTCGCCCAGCGCGTTGATTTTAATCTTCTGCTGGGGCTTGACCTTGAGCATCTTAGTTGCCGCTGTAGTCGGATCTACGCCATCTTCCTGCTTGTAAACTTCCTGGAAAATGCCGAACTTACCAGCGGAGTCGGCATCATTGACCTCTCCAATCTGGTTTCCTTTATCGTCATAAACCTTCACACGGTTCACGATAGCGTCCATCGACTCGGAGAAGTTGCTTGCTGTAATGTTGGAAGAATCCGACAGGGTAAAACCATTCACGATCCACTCGGCCTTGTACACGCCCAGCCCACGCTTATAAATCATGGCAAAGTATTTGTCGCCGGTGATCTTGTGGGCCTTCGTGTAGGCCGCCATGATGATGTCATAGAGGCTCATCTGGTCACAAATCAGGGAGGCAATGTTGACGCCGGTCACATAGATAGACGGGATGCCGTCAGCGTACCGGAGAGGAAACTGCACATCTGCCGCCACCTGCATGGTGATAGCCTCCGGTGTAACGTTCTGGAAGTTGTACTGGCCCTTTGACTCCAGCAGGTGCTTCATCGGGTCAGATGCCGTGAAGGTTATCGTCCCAATGTCGCTCGACTTCTCGATCCCGAAGATTTGCCCGTAGAAGACCTCGCCTTCCTTCTCGTCTTCCAATGACACCAGGTCACCGACAGACACGGCCGGAATCTTAATAGTCGGGTCATACGGGTCATTAACATAAGCGAAATCCAGAGTCCTGCACGCGGATGAGGCGGACCCTTTCCACGTCACACTTGCACAGGCTCCGGTGATGTCATACTGCTGACCGCTGTCAGGCTTATAAAGCTGTACCCTCATGATTCAACCTTTGCACTCGGAATCGTCAGGGTCATGCCATCCATTATCATGTTCGGGTCCGCACCGATGGCTGCCTTATTCTGCTCGTATATTGCATGCCAGTCTGCCGAACCTGTCAGCTGACGGGCAATGGTTGAGAGGCTGTCCCCTGCCTTGACCGTGTAGGTCGTGCCGGTGGTTGTCTCCGGCTCCGTTCTGGGGCTCTCTTCCAGCGTCTTGCCCTCTACTGCAACAGCATCAGGCTGACTCTGTTCCAGGTGAGACAATGTAACCACCTCAGAAGTCCCTACAGACACGCCTCTGTGCTCCTTAAATGTCAGCGTATAACTGATGTCTCCGGTGCCGTCGTTCTCGCTCCACTCGAAAGACTCGATGCGGCATCGGAGACGGATCGGCGTGCCGGTCATCAGGAGACGAAGGGTGCCAGCACGCTTTATTTTCTCTACCAGCTTTACATAGCTGGATGGAGACTTGATATTGCGGTATGAACAATATTCCGGGTCATACCTCTTCGGGAAAAATGAAGAAAATGAGATGGACTGGAGGGCTCTTTTGCCTCCCAGATCCACCTCACCTAATGCGTTAATATCTACAGACTGATTAGACTGTGAGGAACTGACCGTATACTCTGACGGCAATACAGGTATCCTCAGCTTCTTCCTGCCTTTAAGCCATATCTCCACTGAATGAATACCCTCCTCTCATGGATGCCGCCATTCGAAGCTTACGAACAACCGCATCACCGATTCTGTCAATGTCTGCATCCTCGCGTACCACAATCTGGTCAGCGAGCTTGGCAATGCTTACGCTCGGACCACTATTGGCTGCTTTATTAAGACTTGCCTCATGAGGAACAACCTGAGAACCTGCCGGAAGATTAACCAACTCAGGTCCTTTCTCGCCAACAGTTGTCCAGCCGCCGCGCCAATTAGGCGTACCAGAAGCATTACGGCCAACGCCATGCAGGCCGCCGGCAGAAACTCCGTTGCCCATACTGGACAACGCCTCTCCTGCTTTCTTTGCTGCGCCAATGATGCCGTTAATGATTCCAATGATGCCATTCAGAGCACCCGTGATAGTTCCAACCACGCTGGTGACGATGCCGCTCATGCCATTCCAAACAGCGGACCAGTCGCCGTTCATAATACCCTGAATGATTGTGATTACACCGCGAATGATTCCGGCAATGCCGCCGATAATACTGGAAATTAATGTCACAGCGCCCTGCACGATACCACTGCTGGTGTTCCAGGCAGAGGACCAGTCTCCATTGATAATGGCAACCACGTTAGAGACAATGGCACTGACGATAGGTGCAAGCGTCTGAATGATCGCGGCGATAACATTAATCACATTACCGATAATGGTGCCGGCTGTCACAAATGCATCACAGAGAGCATTCGCCACCAGGTCACCTATCAATGTCAGGATGGGCGAGACAGCGCTTCCGAAGCTTTGGAAGGCACTCATAAGGTTCTGGATAGCAGGTCCCACTACTTGCATTACCCTTGCAGCTGCTGCTTTAAACTGGTCCAAATGAGTCATGACTACTACAACGACCGCTGCGATGGCTGCCATTACCGCAACAACAATTCCTAACGGAGCCCCCAGGGCCGCCGCTAGTGCCTTGAGCGGGCCTCCAGCTTTTACCACTGCTGTAAATGCCCCTCGGATCTTCGACATTGCGTCGAACAGTGTGCTGAATATCTTAATCATGCGGCCAATGCCCATGAGTACCGGGCCAACTGCAGCAGCCATAGCGGCCCATTTAATAATCTGCTGTTGCTGTTCAGGAGACATCTGACGGAATTTATCCACCAGCTCTGTCGCCTTCTCGATGAACGGAATAACCGCTTCAGCAATTGCATTGCCGACAGAATATCGAAACACATCAAACGTGGATGACAACTTCTCTAATGGTGTAACCATCGCATCGGCTGCGCCCTGCGCGTTCCCGGATGCGCCGCTGATCTGATCTCGCATCTCCTGCAGGCCGTCGACACCTGGACCATTGATAAGTGCCAACCACTTCGACATCTGGTTCTTGCCGAAGATAGCCGAAGCCGCCGCCAGGGACTCCTGCTCGGACAGCCCGTTGAAGCCTTTCTGCAACTCGCCGATAACCTCGGGCATGGCCTTCATTGTGCCGTCTGCATTAAAGATGTTAATGCCGAGTTTTTTCATAGCCTCGGAGCCCTGCTTGGCAGGTGCCGCCAACCTGGCTAAGCCTGTCTTCAAAGCGTTAGCGCCTTCGGATGCGTCAATACTTGCATCACCAAAGACGCCTGTAAGAGTAGCGATATCCTCGAACTCCCATCCGACCGTCTTAGCAATCGGGCCGGCTATAGCCATCGCATCGAACAGGCCCTGCACGTTGGTGTTAGCCTGGGCTTGTGCCTGGGTAAACATGTCAGCGTAGTGCGTCGCCTCTTCGCTGGATGCTCCAAACGCCTTCAGGGTGTTGCCTAAACCGGAAGTAACGGAATCGAGCTCTGTCGCGGTGCCTGCTGCCAAGCTCAACGCAGGAGTCAGCATGTCTGCCGCCTCGGCAGCGTTAAAGCCCTGCCGTGCGTAGTTTACCAGCGCACTCGCGCCCTCTTCCATGCTGAAAATGGACTGCACAGCGGCGTCCTGTAACGCTCCGGACAAATCTGCAGTGGCGTAAGCAGTGTCTCCCATGGTGGCCTTTACTAAGCTCAACTGCTTGTCTACGCTCTCAAAAGTCTTGTAGGATGCCGCGCCCAGGCCAACAATAGGCATAGTCACAGCGGCTGTCAACTTAGCACCCGTCTTTTCAAGACTCTGCCCAATTTTGTTTAACTGCCGGCGCGTCTTGTCGCCTTCACGCCCAACGGCTGTTAGTTTGTCGATACTTGTCTGGAGCGGCTTTGTAAACTGGTCTATGAGCTTTAGTGTTACATCTACTTGCCTGTCGCTCATTTATTTCTCCTTCCTTTACGCAGCCTGTCCAGTTCCTTCTGTTCCTTCTGGCGCTCTTCCATGAGCTTTTCCAGGAAGGCCCGGACGACTATCTTTTCTCCTTCGCCCATTGCATAGTATTGCATAGGCGTCCAATTCATTTCCCGGAAGAGGATGTACATATTCGTAACTTCAGCGCCCTCTTCCGTGTAAATTAGTTTTTTACTTCAGCCACCACGTCTTTGCCGCCAAATCCAGACAGTTCCATGATGGCGTCACCCATTGCCGCAATCTCCGCTGGTGAAAAAATCTTTTCAAGCAACTCGCCGGGAGTGCTGCATCCGAATCGTTCCATGAGATCTTTGTCTTTCATGGAGGGATCGACCAGACCAATTACGCACAAATTGACATTGGCGTCATAAGCCTTGTCAGCCTGTACTGTGCCTGACTTATCCGTGGTCCCGCTGATAGTACGTGTAAACCGCCGAGCCGGCACGCCGCACAGCTTTACGATAAACGGCTTTCCAGCCTTCTGACTGAGTCGCTTAATCTCTAATTCTTTCTCGTTCTTAAACCCCAGGGAGTCAGCATCTAAACCTAATAAAATATCAACAGCATTCATATTTCGTCTCCTTATTCGATAAAAAGCCCCTCACCGAAGTGAAGGGCCTTCATGATATTAATTACGCAGTAGCTTTGATCTCATAATCTGTAAAGGTAAAGCTGTAGGACTCTTCGCCGATGCTTCCGGCTTCCCAATCCATCAGGGTCATCTTCTCGAACTTCACATGCTTAATGGCGATTCTCTGCTCGCCTTCGCTGTTAGGATCGTCCCAGGAAGATTCAATAGTGATGTCCGGGAACACTCCACGCTTTGCATTTGCAGAAAGCTTCTGGAGAATAAAAGAGTTAACTTTGTGGAGAGTGAGCTCACCTTCACCTGCCATTGCAGTGAGTTTGTGCCCAGTCATAAGGTTCTGGACTCTGCTGATGTCTTCATAATCGAAGGTGACTTCAGCACGGAAATTAGTAGCCTCAGCGAGAACTTCGCCGTCAACCCACACTTTCGCCCAAGTGCCGAGCCATACATGCTCGTCATTAAATCCAGTCATATCTCGTTACCTCCTTATCCGATGTAGATGTCGAGGGTGATGTCCTCGATTGCATCGAGCATGCTGATGGTTGCTTTTAAGAATACCTGCGAGCCGGTGTTCGCTTTGCGAATCTGCTCTTCCGTAGCTGCCTCGATGTCTACGGTTTCGCCGTCGACAACGAACTTACCGCCGTGTGCCTTGATCCAGGTCTTCTGAGCATCGACGTCAATCTCGCAGAGACCGGATGCCAGGATGCCGTCCTCCACCAGAGTATCGAAGTAACCATTGACAGCAGTGGTCAGCAGGCACTTGTTGTCGTAGGAATTCGTATACTTGCCGATGTAGTTATCCTGAGCAGTCACACGGATGTCGTTGGAGATCATGTCCATAATCTCGACCAGGCGAATCTTCTTGAAGCTCTCGCCCTTAGACTCGCTGGTAGTGGTCAGGGAGTTGACGCCACGGACAACCTTTACCTTGTCGCCGTCCCACATCAGGCAAAGCTTGCCGGCGTCAACAGCAGTATCCAGGTCGCTCTGAGAGCGGGATGCGCAGCCGAGTGCCTCAGGAATCGGTGCATAGGTGCAAGACATTGTCCACGGAGTGCCGGCGATGATGCCCGCGATCCTCGCGCAGGCCTGCTCGGCGGTCAGCACGGTGCCGTCTTCGTCGGTGTAACCGTCAACCACATTGATGATGCCCTCATGGTTTGCTACGTTGTTCGGCAGCACAGCCTTGAAGATCTTGTGGTTGTTATCTCTCTGAGCCTTGATCCAGGCCACGATGTCAGCTGCCTTGCTGTCAGTGGTTGCGGTCGGAGCCACAAGATAATCCCACTTCATCAGTTCCAGAGCGTTCATGGCATCGGTATAGCCTGCCGCATCCGGTACTGCCATAACAAAGATTTTTCTCGGAGCTGTGATGTAGCCCTTAAGAGCTGCCGCGATGTAGCCCTTGTTAGCAGCGCTGAGTCCGGTCGGGATGTCAGTGGAATCCAGCACGGTGTAAGTGGTTACCGCTTCCACCGAGTCGTCAACGAGAATCATGGCGATAGTGCCCTTCTCCCCCCTCTGGATGGCAGCAATGGCCATTTCATAAAAAGCAATATTAATACTGGGTGCTCCCATCTTAAGAAACCTCGCTTTCGATTTCTACTTCAACCTCTTCCATGAGCGGATTGTCATCGGAATTGCCTCCCAGTTCGGCCGCTGCGGAGAAGTTGATTGTTATTTGCATCTTGTCCGCGAATTCATCAATCCACTCGAAGCCGATGTTGCTGACCACCAGTCTCTTGCCGTTAATCTTAATAGCTGGATTGAACGCGGAACATATTGTGTTATACACACTATAACAGTGTGCTTCATCATGAGTTTCCTCGAAGTAGGTGATTATAAATGCAAAAGTGTGGCGCGTCAGGAACAGGCTTGTTTTCGTGAGCGGCGTTGACAAGAGCTCCGTGAAAAAACCCGGTCGGCCATAGCCTTCAATGGTGTCATTTCCGTAGATAGGCACCTTACTCTGGAATGCCTGCCGTAAAATCTGATTGCACCCCGCTTTTACTACGCCTGGTGTCCAGATCATAAATTATTCTCCTTTAGCATCTTGTCTGCGAACTTACGAATATGCGCTGGGAATTTTGTTTCCCACTCCATCCTTGTCTGCATAGCCCAGTGCCGTGGCTTTGCGCTTCCTTTTGCTACGAGACGAGAATTCTTGCTCCTGCTTTTTGCCTTCCGTCCACTGCCTTTTGAGGCGTCCAGACGACCAGCCTTATAAGCTGCATACATCTGCGGATCCTTCACGGCAACGTGGCCATTTTCGATTAAATGCCAGTGCGGTGCCTTGTTCCTGACATCTACAGCCACTGTGTAACCGGCGCCGGCAGCTGCAACACGCTCACGATGCCATTCATCTGTCGGATGCCGTTTACCTCTAGACTGCTTTTCAAATACCATCTTGGCATTGACGTCCTTCGTCCAGACACCAGCAAGCCGATACACCTCTTTCACTGTCTGGTCAGGGTATTTGCTGACACATTTCTGAAAGTCAGCTTTCAATTCATCGAGGCCATGTATGCTCAGCTCAAAATCAGCCATGTCACACCTCCTCGAGAATCTTTTTATCCTTTGTCTCTGTACAATAGACTTCCATGTATGCATTATCTTCCATGATATTAATGATGGAATTGATGGCAAACTGACGATCATGATAGACAAGCACGTCCTTCTCTGTCAGTTCGCTCAGATAACGCATTGTGACTTTGTACTGGAGGGCATTAGCCTCTTTGTAATACTCAATGAACTCCGTGCCTCGTGTTGGCCGAAGCTCTGCCCAGACAGTTTTCACCAGTCTTAGAACAGCTTTGTCCTGCCCAAGGGAATCAGTAATAGTGGTGTATCGGTAAATGTTCACCCGCTTATTGAGCCTTCCGGCGTTTACCGACACATTAATCATCACCGGTCTCCTCTCTCACTATCTCCTCGGGGATCCAATTCACACAGTGCATCGATAAGATTACGTCTGCTGTCCGGTTAATGTGGGCCTTGTCGACATACATCTGACGGTTATCATACATGTCACTGATAAGAGTCAGGACCGCAATCGTAATGTCTTCATGCTCGTCCAGTTCCTCGCGGGTCAGTCCGGTGAACCCAACGCAGTACTGTATAGCAGCTTCCTGCATGGCATCCAGCATGGAGAGCCCGACTTCGGTTTCATCCTCCAGAATGATGCGGCAGTAATCAGCTACTACGCTTCTTGTTAGTTCGTTTACCTTCACTCTTCGGCACCTCCTTCACGGTCTTGGCTTCGAGGGCCTCGACATATCCGGCACGCAGGAGGTCCTGCAGGACCACCTTATCGGTGATCTCTGCAGTTGCGCCCCTAGACATTGATATAGCAGGACCGGAGAATCCGACTAAGGCCTTAACCTTCATCAGGATGCCTTCTGTACCAGCTTAGCCAGCTTCTGAGCGTTCTCAACCTTCGCATCGACCTCCATCCACGCGACGACGCCAACAGCGTGCTGAGTAGCAAATCTCTCACGAAGGACCTCGATATTCATCTCCTCGGACAGCTTAACAGCAAGGCCGGAGAAGTCACCGTACAGTACACTGGTCTTGGATGCCGCAATGTCATCCATATTCTCGGATACATAAACCGGCTTGCCAAACAGAGTGTAACCCCACTTAGTGGTGGCGTCCTGATTGAGGATGTAACGATCCTCGCCGTCCTTCAGCTGACGGATAGCAGCGCGGGTAGCTCTGGACATGATCCAGCAGGCGTTGCCCTGATACAGATCCGGGATGGACTCCTGCAGCTGAATGAGCTCATCAGCAGTGATGGCTGCAGCTGCTGCAGTGGTCACGCTCTGAGTGATGCCTGCAATCGCACCGGTAACCTTGTTTGTGGAGCCGTGAAGCAGCTCGCCTTCAAGCCATACAGCGATGCTGTTCGCCATGTTCTCGATTACAAAATCCACAATGTTGAACTGGCTGTTGTTGATAAGGCTCTTGGAAACCTTAGTCAGAGCACCTGCCAGGAACCCGGTCAGGCTGACAGAGCTGAAGGATCCGGATGTAGACTCGAGATCCGTAAACTCGGTCGCGTAGGCCATCTGTACATCCGGATAGGAATTTCCGGATGCTGCCGGATAATACGGGATCTGCAGGGTGCCGCCCACATTGTACTTGGTAGCCATCGCGTACACCGGGGAAATCTCGTGCACTCTGGCGATGATTTTGTTGGCGATGGTGCTAGGGATAACCGCACCGTTTGCCGCAGCAGTCATATCAGCTCTCTCCTCGACTGTGCCGCGAATATAGTTCTCAAATGCCCTTCTCTCAAGGGCCTCTCTGGTCTCTTCCACTTTCTCTTCCTCCTTTTTGGTGTTCTCGGTCATCTCAAGGGAACGCGCACGCTCCTGAGCTGCGATAGTTGTATCCAGGGCCTTAATCTGATTGTCGAGCTCCTGGAACTTATTGTCCTCTTCCTCAGTGAAAGCTCTCTGCTCAGTCTCAATTGCGGCAGTCATATCCTTCATCTGCTGAATCAGGTCGTTTCTCTGCTCTGTAAGAGTTTTGATGTCACTCATTTTGCACCTCTTTCTAACGCGTCAATGCGTTCATGGTACTTTGAATAGTCTATAGGTTCCGGGTCCGGTTCGGGCGCTGGTTCTTCCACATACACCGCACGAACTTCTGGAGAATCTGCACAGGACAGGTCTTCCTCTGCCCTTGCCTCCACACTGGTTCCGTCATATACCGGAGTATATGGCCCATAGATGAGGGAGACCTCTATCAGGTCAAGGTCAGTAATCCGACGGCGATATAAATCCGCCCGAATTTCTTCACGGTCGTCTACCGCATTGCGGAAACCAAACGACCACCCTTTCAAGGATCTGTCCCTCGCGGCCTGCACAACTTCCGGGTCTGTGATTTCTGCGTGGGCCCGGAGACCAATGGCATCCTCGTGAAGCTCAAGTACATCCTGTGTGCTGCCGAGTACCCGGTCTCTTCTGTGATTTGCCCTAAGCTCTACCAGCGGCGCCTTCTCGACTGCGCGCTCAAACACGCCGGACATTATTTGCTCGACAAAATGTCTCCCGTTGGCATCTGTCATCGGTTTTGAATCACGTTCCACCGCATTCACATATCCGTCAATCATGACATGGTCACTCCTGACCTCTATCAGCATCTTCCTCACCTCCTTCCGGGTTCTCCTTTATATCATCGGGCACATCCTGTTCTGGAGGCGTTTCCGATGACGCTTTCATTGCTTCAATTTCGGCCTCTTTCTGCTTCCGTGCTGTCTCACGGTCTTCCATAGCAAGCTCGATGCCGCCGACAGCGTTCATGTTCGGGACAAAGGTCATGCCGTTCTTCTCCGGGTAGTACAGTACATCCTGGAGGCCCAGCTTCACGAAGTCGAGTCCGAGCGGTGCCATATTCTCGCGGTACCGCACTTCATCAATCTGCATAAAGCCATTCTTACAAGCCAGCTCGTATGCCTGGTAGCGTTTCAGCACATCTGCTTTGGTAAACTCTGTGATATCAGCTGCCCATTTGTATGCTGTCTTTTCAGATTCCAGTAAAAGTACACGGTTCAGAGCATTCTCAATAGCCGTCAGAATCGGCTGGATGCAATACTGGATAAAGACGATTCGGTCTTCCTCAGATGCTGAGCCGACCTCTCTGTTAAGCAGCTGTACAGGCACACCAAATATCTCGCAAATCTGCTTTGTCAGGGTGCTGACGTTCTCGTTGATCTGCATCTCAGTAGAGCTCTCAGAGGCTTCCTGGAACTCAAGGCCGTCATTCAATACGACCACATTCTCTGAGTTGGTCGAGAAAAGCCGCGCCCACGCATCCTTCAGAGCCTTGATAGCAACGTCGGTGAGATGCTTTGGGGACTTCACGAAGCCTTTTTTCATCCCGCCGGTCTGCATCAGGGAATCCTGGAACTTGAGGATACGATACGCAACCATCAGCGGCTTGGCCTGTTCTTCCACGATGCCAACGCCCTTGTAGCCGTCCTTCGTGTTCCGCAGAATCTTCAGGAACTGGTACGGCTTATAGGTTCCACCATTCACCAGGATGTCATAGTCCTTGAAGATTGGGTCTGCGTTCCAGTTGAACGACACCCGGCCCGGCTCGACATATCGAAGGCTGCGCACCTTATTACCGACTTTGTCGACATAAACATACCCGCCTTTATCCAGCAGGTAGTCACGGACGATAGCCTTCTTAAGCTGCGTAGCATCAAGAGTGTCCTTCGGGTCCTTGTTCACCAACTGCACTCTTGGATCGTCTGGGACTTCCTCCAGCTGGATTTCATCCTGGTTAACCTTGTACAGTTTGAACGGAACCATTGACACAGTATCAGCAATCAGCCTGACACAGGCGGCCACAGCAGGAATCTGCATGGCCTCGTCAACAGTGAGGGTGCTATTCCCGACCAATGCGGCATAAAGCAGCTGTCCTTCCGTCGTGGAAGTGTCAATCTCCGCCCATGTATCCGCTCTGATCTCATTGCTTTTTCTTCTTGCAAAAGGCCACATAAGCTCCTCCTTATATCACCTGGACGACAAAGCCGCCGTCACCATAGAACATCTCCTGCTGCAGCAGGTACATCGCGTTGATAAGGCTTACCACCATATCCACCTTGCCGTTGGACTTCTTTTTGTTGACGTACTTGTTCAGGTTCGTGTCCTCCGTGCACCTGGCGTTTTGGAAGTTAATCTCCAAGAGCCGGTTCGCGCTATATCGGAACTGTTTATCGAGAATCAGCTCCCGCAACCATTTCGCCGGCATATGCAGGACGGAGCTGTGCTGTTTAATTTCAACGCACTCATATCCGTCAGCCTCCAGCGCCTGAATGGTCGCCAGCGCGTTCCACCGGTCGTATCCAATCTGCACGATTTCGACGCCGTATTCCTTCGGCAGGGCCTCAATCCGGTCCTTTACAAACAAATAGTCGATCACATCAGCTCCGCAGGAATAACAAATCCCGTCCCGTATGAGCTTTCTGTAATCGACATGTTCCTTTTTGATTTTTAAATCTATCTTGTCAGCCGGCACGAAGCCGAAGGTCTTGCTGTAAATGATGCCACCGTCTTCCGTCACCATCGAGAATGCGGTGTTGTCATCCGTCATGGACAGGTCAAGCCCTATCCACACGCGCCGGCCCTTCCACCATTCCGGGTCATCCTGGACGCTGCACAGCTTCACGCGCTGGATGTCAACGTAACCTTCAACGCCAAGCCCCTTGTACAGGATGTTGCAATGCTTGCAAAGGAAGTTTTCGCGCTTGTTCTCATACATGATGGCGATGGAGCGCTTGCCCTTGAGCGCCTCAAATATGCGCTCATTCTTAATGGTCACCGGATTCGACTGGTAAATGACATTGTCTTCCGTCTGCCACAGTTCGCCGGCCTTGTAATCATCATCCGGCTCATACAGCAGTGAAAACCTCCGACGCTCTTCCAGGAGCCCGTCCAATACCTTCTTACTAATGTCAATTTCGTCAATCATGACATTGTTATCATTCGGGTACTGCGTACTGATGATGATGCCGAGGCCATCCGGCAGCGTAATCTGCGACGACCTCATCGCCTCAACGGGGTAGTCGTCCATCGCGCCGGCTTCGTCTGCCAGGAAAGCATTAGCCATTCGGCCATCCATGCGGTCATTGGAGTAAGCCAGGGGAGTGTATTCATTGTCATTCAACAGGCATTTAATCTGCGACCGCATTATTTTGAATGCGGGATCGACCTCATCTATCAGGGCTGGAGATGACTTGATTATCTTCCTGATGGCTACCTTCAGCTCGGAACTCAGTGCCAAGTCCGGAGCCACAGAGAAGAACCGGGAGAAATCTGCCTCGATCAGCATGAGCAGAATGAAGATAATCGCCGAATTGAAAGTCTTGAAGTTCTTCCTGGCAATCTCCAATACAGCTGTCGTATAATACCGGAATTCCGTCCCGGCCATCTTCGTGCACAGCGTCGCCACAATAAAGAACCAAGCGTAATCCTCCAGGCCGTCATAAATGGGACAGCGGAGGTCTGGGTGGTTAATTATCTTTAACAGCTTACAGATTTTGTCATAACTCTTCTCGTCAACGTAAGCATCCGGGTTATCTCCCAAGACAATCCCTATCCAGCTTGCAGCCTGCTTCTTTACATATTTCGGAACCTTCCCCGATTGGTCAGCAACGCACCATGCTGCGTATTGGTAGGCCTTGCTGTCTTTAACCACTCAGCGCCTCCTTCAGCGGATTCTTTTTGTCTTCCTGCCGCTTCGGGATGTTCCGCAGAGCGCTCTGAATGTTCATGAGGTTCTTGTCCTCGATTTCCATCATCATCTTCCGCTTGCTCATCAGCTCCCGATCCAGGTCATTTACAAGCTTATAAAAAGCCAGCGCATCCTTCGGGTCTTCCGCATCGTTCCCCAGCTGCTCCAGCTTTGCTTTCCGGCCTTCTATCGCCATGCACTCGGAGTGCAGCAGGCAATATCGATTGATGGTCTGAGAATAGATGTCATCATCCTTCTCTATCTTCCGGAACAGCTTCCGAAGCCGCATGAATTCTTTATGAGCATCCAGATTGTTCCTGACCTCGCCATGCTCCCTCATCGGTTCTCCGGTAAGAGTTCCGGCCTCGCCCTGTTTTCGAATGGCTATTTCCTGTTTTGTTCGATGACCCTGAAGGGTCAAGATTGACTTTGATGGTCTTGGCATATGACCCTCCTTCCATATTGGGAAAATATCGTGTAAAAAGGGACTTGTGCGGTCTCGTTTAAAAAAGAGCCAAAAAAATAGACTCTCGGGGGGATATCATCATAGGGCTGGCAGTCCGGATTGGGATGCCTCCTCTTGCTCTCTTGCCATAGAAAGCAAGACATCTTTTCTAATCAAACCTTGCTCAGCTTCCTCATGATGTAGCCTGCAGAGAGAGAGCAGGTTACTTCCATCAAGTCTCTGATTGTAATCAGCTTTGATTGGTATGATGTGATGTACTTCAATGTCATCCGTGGTGACAGTGCCTGTTGTCTTATAACAATACACACACATATACCTGTCTCTTTCTCTGATGCGGATGCTCGCCTTCGTCCATGCACGAGTGCTTCGGAACGACGCCTCAACTGTATCCTTATCCCTCTGGCGTTTGGGAATGCGACCACAGTCATAGGTCTTTGCATGAATACGACCGCAGTACGGGCATGACTTCAGGGGCATTAACTCACCCCCAATTGATGGACCAAGCTGCGGAGGATATCCTGTGTATGCTTCTTGTCGCCATCACTGCGGGCATACAGTTTATGTATCTCCTGGTGAGAGGCCCTGCTTACCGTGATGAGGTTAGACTCCAGAAAGAACAGGTCGCTATTCTCATCAGCAGGGACAATATGATGCACGATGGTTGCATACTCAATGCGCCCGTTATACTGAGCCCACAAGTCAAGACCACCTGCCTTCGAGATGATATACGCGCTCAACTTCTTCCAGCGGGCTGTATAATCCTTCATGGCATATTTGTAACACTGACAAGTCTTCCCGGAAGGAATCCGGCGACCACAATGTGGACAGCGTTTGTATATCATGACAACCTCCGGGTATAAGAAAAGCACCCACCGGTGTGGTGAGTGCTGTGACTGTCTACGATTGGCGGGAAGTCGTCCTCCCCGCCCCTGTGTACTTGTATCCCGCAGTTGCACAGATTGCGGAAGAAAGTGTGCGTCGGATAGGTTCCGATACGCACGAAAGGCCAAAGAAAGAGCGCCGTCGACGGAGACCCCTCTCGCACCGGCAGCGCTTTTCAGTTTCTATTAAATGCGGACAAACCGGACATGTCAACAGGTTTTAAGATATCTTTCAACTCTTTTTCTGCACCAGTCCGGCGAACGTCCTTTTCTTCGAGCAATATCTCCCCATGTTTTACGGTCAATATAACGCAGTCTCAGAATAGTCCGCATCTCTGAATTACGCACCTGGCTGATAAAAGTCTCAACTTCCAGAAGCAGTGGAGACATTTCCTGCTGTAGTTCTTTGTAGTGCTGTAGAAGGCGGTCCAAGTCAACGCCAACGAGAGCATATGCCATTGTCGGCTTGCCCGTGACCTTAATTGGCCCGATAGTAAGGTCTTCACGGGAACCAGTCACAGTATCAGCAACCCGTTCATCCCTCAATTCTTTCTGCCGTTCGCGCAGCACATTAATCCTTTTCTGCATGTCTTCCAGTTCGTCCAGCATGGCCGCGTACTCTGCTAATATGTTCTTGTCCAATGCTATCTCCTCCCTGCCCCCTTAGTTGCTGTTAGACTTCACGGACCTCAAACTTAACGCCGTAAAGGTCGTATGTCTCCGCGCAATATCTGCGGATGTCCGCGTTCTCATCCTGAGTGATTTTGTCCAGCTCATCGACCACATAGTCTGCGAATCGCATCGTCCGGTTCCGGTGGTCGTAGAGGCCGTCCTTAGGTATTGGCTTCCAGTGGAAGTGCTCTATGAGAACCCTGCAGCTGGTAGCCAGGAGCAAAGACATCAGGCTGATGACATTCTCGTTCGGGTGGTTCTCCATGAATATCTTCTCGCGAGTTTCCCATTCATCAGCGATGAACTTCTGAAGCTCTTCGTTCTTGGCGTCATACTCTGCCTGCGCCTTCTTCATGAGCTCCTTCTCGGCCTTAACTAAAGCGTCCCGAATGACAACTCTGTCATGCTCCTGCAGCTGCTCATGGGTAAATGTATATGTCTTCTGCTGGGCCTTCATTGCCCGGAGCAGGTCGCCCTTCTTGCCCATCAGTCATCCCTCCAATAGTGAATAATTAGTGCCAATGTTACGATAAACCCCGCCACCGTAGCGAGTGCCAGGAAGAAGGCCACGATTGCGGCACAGGTCAGAAGGAAATCAATCATTCGCTTACCTCCCGCTGATCACCTCGAAACAAAGATTTTAAAAGACCTGTTTTTGCCAGCTTTGGCCAAAAGTTACAAAGATAATTGTAGTATTCGTCGGATACCTCATTTAGATTCCCGGCCATGATTAAATCAAAATCCGGTTTCCACTTTTTTGGAACATTAAAAAGATATGTTGCATAAGTGCAATCGAAATCGTCATCAAACGTTGTGATGAAATTGGGATCCTTGTATAATGCTTCTTCACCGAATCCGCAATTTCTGTTTCCACCGCCGCACCGGGTATAAATTGCGATCTTATCATCTTCAACAAAACAATCTCTGAACCTTGGATATTCTTCTTGTTTCCGGCCCAACATCGGCATTATAACCACGCAAGCGGGGTTGAATCCGTTAATCGCGTTGTATAAACTCATTTTTCATCCTCCTCCCGGCGTTCTGCTAAAAAGCAATAGCCATTCTCACTCGTTTTTGCTCCCTCGCACCATCTCATACAGATTTCATGCGCTACGATAAGGGGGATACCGTTTACATTTTCGATGTGATTATATTCAAAATGCTTGCACTCCCGGCACCGGATGATTTCAGCCATTGCATCGGCCTTGCCTTCCTGATAAGCCAACTCGCGGATCTTGTCAAACTGTGCCTGTTCAATGTCCTGCATTTTCTGTATTTCTTCGTCCGTGTACGGCTGTGCAGATGGAAACTGCTTAATCAGTCCGTCAAGATTGTATTTATCGCATAACAATCTTCCTACAGGCTCGCCGTGAATGTATTCCAAAAGCATCTGTCTGCTGATTAAATCATTCATCGGTTCTCCTTTCGTAATGGCTCGGAAATCTCACCTTACAGTTATTGCACCAAGTACCCCCAAAATACCCATGCTTACAAGTGTCGCAATCTTCTTCTGGCTGTGCGGATGGCAACTGTTCGGCATTTCCGAACTGTTCAAGCGATTCAAACGCTTTTCTTACAGCAATAATGAGCGAATCCCTTTCTGTCGGTCTGTTTGCCAGTACATCATCCAGTGTTCTGCATACCTTGTTGCACTGTTCTTCTCTAATGCTCATCCTGTTCTCCTCTCTGCATCAGCACAATACCCACTACCATCTTCGCTTCCCATCTGACAACCGAGGTCATTGCAAAACCATCTCCCTACCTCATCTTGCTCCCCATATTTACAGTCCTTACACCGTATGATTTCTGACTGTGCGGATGGCAACTCTCGCAGGTCTTTTCTTAACTGTAGAATTTCCGTTGTCTGTTCCATAGGTATAGAATCAAACCTTTTGTCAAGCGCATCAATCGCCGCCTGTCTGCTGATTAAATCGCTCATTCCTCCACCTCCAAATTCATGCCAGATAGCTCGTTATAGGTCTTTACTGCGCCTTCATAGCGCTGTCTCCAGTGATTATATTTTTCTGTCCCTTTTTTATAAATGCGCATTCTTCTATGGCATGATTCCATCTCTTTTCGCCAATACCAAAGCTGTCTTTCTTTCGCCGCCTGTCTGCTGATTAAATCACTCATCATCTTTCCTTTCTGCGCCTGCGCAAAACCATCCATCTGGTATTGTTTCGCTTATTGGATATCTGTCTGCCATGCACTGTACAACCACAGCGTTTTCAACATATTCTGAATCGTACTC